CCAGCATGCCCGTTGGTATTGGTATTATGGCAAATTCAGTAGTGTATAATTCATTAAAGAAATTAGGATATAATGATCATTCACTCAAAATTGTACAAGGCTTGTTAACAGATAATTTATTTCCAACAGTGGTCATGAATGGCACTGTATTCACACCTCCAGGTTTCCAACCTTCTGGTAAGTATGCCACCGCTGAAGATAATTCTCTTAGAGGAATTATTCTTTTATATTATGCTTTTGCAATTATGTGTACTCCTCTAGGTTCTGATAACCCTATGAACCAAACCACTAAATTCAAAATTAGAGATTTTACTAAACTTTTACTACCTATAACATATGGAGATGATATGTTGTGTGGTGTTAAAGAAGAATTATCTCCTTATTTTAATAATATATCCTATGGTAAATTTGTTGAAGAAATTTACTATATGACGTTTACTACGTCTGATAAGAAGCAACATTCTTCTAGGTTTATTGATATATCCCAAATTTCTTTTCTCAAAAGAAGTTTTAGATTTCATCCTGAATTAAAGAGAATTGTCGCTCCACTAGACAAGGATTCATTAATGAAAAGTCTTTGTTATTATTTACCATCAAAGGAGATTACCCCAGAGGAACAATTAGTTCAAACTTGTAATTCTGTTATGAGAGAACTGTTGTTTCATTGTGATAATAAAGTCGAGTATGAAGACTATAGAGAAAAGTTTATACAAACTCTAACTGAATTTACTAGGTTCGGTGATGAAGATATTCGTCCCATGTTTCCTACATGGATCGAACTAATTCAAAAACATACTAGTAACTAGTTTTAATATCTTTTACTTATAAAAGATAAAACTCATCGCCAAATATACTGGACATTTAATCACTTTATCAAACCATAAGATGAATGTTTTCAGGAAACGATGTTATAAAAGGAGGCTTATTTAAGCTTATTATGACACAATTAGTGCCTTGTCGTGGCATACCCACTTCAAAAGACAAATGTGTTGGTTTGCATTCGTAATCACCTAATTCAGTGGTTACAAGAATGTAATTCGAATTGCTAAAACTACAATTTATAAACCAAAATGTGAACATCAAATGGCTTCACATTGCTGTACCCATTCAGCACTCCCATTTAAAAAAGCATTACGTCAAGCAGCTCACGCTGATTTTGAAAATGCTGTTGATAAATTATCTCGCACCACAGATAATTTACAAACCATACTTTCAATATTAGAAAAAACTTATGTTACTTCTGAATCTAGTACGACAGATCTTCCTATTGATATGACTCTTAGCCCTCATTTTAAAATGAAGGTTGATGATTTAGTTAATAGAAAAGATCTTCGTACTGGACCTTTAACTAGTCAATTTTATTATGACGACATGAAATTTTTCTCTCAACAATTAAATGAATTTACAAGACAATCTTTGGTTGAAAATAAGAAAAATTTTAAAATTACTTATGTTCAATCAGAATCCCTTGATTTGGAAAATCA